TGGAGAACGTCAAGGATAGGTTGATTGATGTCGGTCTGATTAGCGCAGATTGGCAGATTTACAACTGGGATGAAAAGCAAAGCGCCGATGCTACTGGTGCGGCTAGGAAGCGCCGACAACGTGCCCGGGAGAAGGCTGAAAAAGAAGCGTCACCTAATAAGAATAAAGAAGTAAGAAGTAAGAAGGAAAACGGGACAGTCACGGGACAGTCGCGTGACAGTCACGGGACATCACCCACAAAGCGCTCAAAGGCGTTCGTAAAGCCCACCATTGCAGAGATTCAGTCTCATATTGATGAGAAGGGATACACGTTTCCAGCTGAAAAGTTCCACGCATATTACGAATCGAATGGCTGGGTGGTTGGCAGAGCCAAGATGAAATGCTGGAAATCGACCTGCACAACATGGCAGATGCGGCAGCGTGACAATTCGCCGAGTAGCCCGGCCACTGACTCAGGAGTGATCGCGGCATGAGCTCGATAGATGACTTCAGAGATATCGATATCCAGGCAGAGCTCGCCGACATGGAAGCGCCGGATATGCGTCCGGCTGGTGAATTGGCAGAGCGCACGATTGCTCGCCGGTCTGATATGGATGCTGGAATAGAGCTGCCGTGGCCGAAACTCCAAGGTCATGTGGCTCTCAGGAAGGGTGAGTTAGTCTTGCTAGGCGGTTACACGGGCCATTTTAAAACGACAATCACGTCGATGATCGGTGCCCACGCGATGCGTCAAGGCCACAAGATTGGCGTCTGTAGCTTGGAATTGAAGGCCGAGGATATTATCGAGCAGTTCGTGGAGATTTGCGCCACTGCTTCCCGGCCAACAGAAAATTACGTCACGCGCTGGTGCAATTGGGCTAACGATAAGCTCACGATTTACGATCGGCTAGATGCCATTCGGCCCCACGACGCCATCCGTATGGCGATCAAGTTTGCTCAGCTGGGGTGCGAGCTGATTATCCTCGACTGCCTAATGATGATGGGTGTTTGTGACGATCTGGAGCGAGAGCGAGAGTTTGTGCAGACCGTGAAGCGGGTCGCTGTGAGATTCGGTGTGACCATACTACTGGTTCACCACATGAAAAAGCCGCAAGGGGAGGCAGGCGAACACGCTTCCCCTGGCAAATACTCTTTCAACGGATCAGCAAATCTGTCGAACACCCCGGATACCATATTGGTTGTCTTCCACGATAAGCGACAAGCTGCACTCCGCGGGAAGGTCGAAGACATGGGGGTCGAGGATGAGAATTACGACTCCACCAAGCGGGATATGCTGTTGAGTTGCGTCAAGCAGCGCAATGGCAGATACGAATCCGCTATCGCCTTATGGCAGGCGGCAAACTGTAGGGCCTTTGTAGCGCGAGCCGACAGGAAAATAGCCCCGTTTGATCCCCCGGCAGACCTCAAGGTCGTTGGCGATGACATTCCATTCTGATGGCTGAGGGGTTTTTTATAGAGCATAAGCGGCAGATCGATCACCTGCTGAGCCGGGTGACTGAGATCGTCGAGGCCGGGAACGTGGTCAGCCTGTCTTTACTGGTGGGTCGGACGCGATCGAGTCGTCAGCAAGCGGCACTCGAGGTGTGGTGTCGGCAGGTGGCAGACCTTCTTAACGAAAGCGGCATCCCGCGGGCAATCCACTCTCCGATCTACAAGAACGGCGAAATGGAAAGCTCTTGGACGCAAGCTTCTGTGAAAAGTGAGCTATGGCGACCCATGCAAATGGCGATCGTCAACATCGAGTCTAGCGCCGAAGCCAAGACAACAGACTACCCGAAGGTATATGACGAGCTGGTCAAGTGGTTCGGTAACAAGGGCGTTTCAGTCCCGCGGTGGCCGGTGAGGTTAGAGCGTGGCAATTAAGCGTGAATCCTGTGATGTCTGGTTCAGCAAGGCGGTGCGCTTTAGGGATGGAAGCTGCTTGTATACCGGGCGCACTGATCTGCTCGAGTGCTGCCATATCTACGGGAGGAGAGCGCGTATAGGGCGGTGGGATTTAGCAAATGCAGTCACACTGACCCACAGCGCGCATCGTCATTTCACTGAAAATCCTATCGCGTTTCACGATTGGTTGGTGCAAACGCTGGGTGAGGCTCATATGGAAATTCTGCGGGATAAGCAGAACGGGATATTAAAAACGACACGGGCAGTCCGGCTAGAGATCGCGAAGCATTATCGCGACGAGCTAAGGAAAGCTGAGGGGGATTCTTCATACACGATGGTGAGCTACAACTGATGCTCTCCTTGGAAATGGAGAAACATGATGGGCGCGCAAGCTAGGTTTGATCTTTGGCGTAAACGCAAGTCAGATTACCAATTGCTGGGGCCGATGCCTGACCCTCAGTCATCTACAATCATCGAGGCTATGGCCGCGACAAAGCGGGAAAGGGCGCGGTGTTATGACCAGCTGACCAAGCTCGACTGCGATCGTCGTATGGCGATGATCCTCAGAGTTTACGAGTCAAGCCTATGATTGCGCGGTATGTGGCTCACAAGTATCTATTAGCCTGGGGGGAAGCCGAGAGCGCTGAAGTCCGGCACATCGATTTTCCCAAGGTGTCCCCGATGTTTCGTGACCATGAGTCCGGGTATCGCGTGACGTTTTCGACAGCGGATGATGAGCTAATTCCTGATCGCGTGGGGCTTGTCTTGCAGGAAATGCACCCGGCTCTGGGTAGAACGCTCAGGCGTTACTATTTCGAGGGGCGAGACATTCGCAAGACCAGAAAGGCTTTTGATATGGCGATGAGTGATTTCTGTCGGCGCTGGGACTCAACGCTGCATGATTCGGGAAACCATATGGCATTCGGTTGAGCAGTATTTAACTCTCCGATCGTTGGTAAATATCTCGATGCCGCATTGTCGGCAGTCGATCGATCTGTAGTCCCCCCTGATTTTGTTGTACTTGTTTTCTTGCTTGCATCTGTTCGAGCAAAACTTAGCGTCGGGGTGGTTGTGCTCAAACTCAGACCCACAAACGGCGCAATGTATCTTCCGCACGGGCATTAGTGAAGTACTCTCAAGGGGTCGATGGTTAGTTCTAGCGCGTCATCCCAATCACGATCGTGCGATTGGTAGGGTTCGCCGTTGACTATCGGAAAATACAGCTCGCCCCTGCGATCAATGGCGCTCTTGCTGCTTAGCGATGCGATTGCTATGTAGACCTCTGCCTCTGGCAAATGATCGGCCAGCCACTCAGTAATTTCTGTGAGTTTGGCACCCGCTGAACCGTGGCACCAGAGCAGCAAAAAGTTCCAGACCACAGCCTCTTGGGGGGTCAGTGGATTATTTGCCACGGGGCTTCCCCCTAATTTTCTTTTCCATGAATACAACTCTGTCTATCTCTATGGCGCTGACGCCTTTAGGGATCTGCTGTATCTGCCCGCCGCTCTCTAGGAATCTGGCGGTCTCCTGGGCTAGCTTCTCCCGCTCCCCCTGCTTTTCTGGCACTGGTTTTTTGTCCATCGCCCAGGGGAAGTGCTTGTAAACGTCGGTCACAGATAAGCGCCTCCGATTTCGAACGCTATGCCCGCGAGAATGATTAGTGCTAAGGCAAAGTAATGCTCTCCGATATCGCTCATCCTGCGGCCCTCGATACCCAAGAGCGCGTTATCTCTTCGGGCACGTCTGCTTCGGGAAAGGATTTCCGCTGACCATTGCCGTCAACGATTACGAAAGTCTCCTTGTAGCCGCCTTTGATTGGCGTCCTTCTCCAGGTTGTCTTAGCTTTGCCGTGCATGAATGCTTCAGGCCACAAATCTTGTATGGCTAAAGCTTGCCGCAATCTTTTTCGCAATTCCGCTGACTCTAGGTACAACTCCTCGAGCTTATCCATCACCTGCTTGGCGTTATCGTTCATTGGCGTGACCACTCCTGCTGTTCGATGAGGTATTCGGCAGCGGTGTCGAAATCAAAATCGATCACCTCGCGACCGCAATAATTCAAAATGATTTCTGACCCGGTAAAGTCCCACAGCTTTTGCCCGGCACCGTCTTCTGTCTGGGCTACTGTGGCTTCATCCCAGACCAGCTCGGGATCGTTAAGCTCCACCTCAATCGTGATTGAAAGGGTTCGGGGGGTAGGGTGCTCTCGCTTCATGGCTGGGCCTCCGCTTTCTGTGCAGCAGAAATCAACGTCTGGCTTTTCGCAAAAGCAATATCAAAGGCTGTCAGCACCTGATCTTTGTTAGAAAGAATTGCCGACGCTTCGATCTCGTCGGCCAGGTTGTCCATCAGGTCGGAAAGGTCGCGCGCAAGCATCGTCACGGTTTCTGTGCTCATGCCTCCACCTCCTGATTGGCAGACAAGCGAACCCCAAACTCTTCGTCCCAATCAAAAATGTCATCGGTTATATCTTCCGGCGCGTTCCCGTTCTCATGGCCCGCGCAAAAAGTGAGGTGATCGTCCTCGTCAACTTTCACCACAACCCACCAGCCGCTTCCGTCTAGGTTGTTAATCCTCATGCCGCCATCTCCTGATTGTTTGTTTCGAGGGTGTGTGTCTGGATTGCAGACCAGATAAACAACTGCCCGTGTTTGGTGGGTCGCTTGCAATTCCGCTGATCCCAGCGCCATTCGCCCTTCACGCTTTTGACCCCCTCGATACCCAGGCAGTCGGCGATCGCGTTGATGCGGGACTTCGTGGTGTTGGTTTGCCATCCGCAGTCGTCGAGGCGCGCTCGCACAAAGCTGTCGTAATGATCTATCTCGGCGATCTGGTTGCCGTGGAGCCACACCCGGACAACATCCCCAGGGCTTTGACCGTCGATGTCAGGCATGGGGTGGATGGTCACCGCGGTATTGGCTTTCGCCCAAGGCTTGCGCGCTAGGATTGCGTTGGTCATTGCTTCTTCGATCTTTCTCATAGTCTTAAATCCTCAAGGTGGTCTGGCCCTGTGGCTTCAGTAACCAAATCGTCGGCCAGCCCTTCCACGCGGCTGTATAGCTCCGACCATGTTTCCTCCTCCTTGCGCGTCCAGTTATCCCACCCGCATTCGGTGTTGAGTCCGATGAGTGGGGCGAGAAGGGTTGCGACCTCAATTTGAATACCGAGAAGGCATGGTCGATTTGCAGTTAGGTGTTGCTCAGATATTTTTCTCATGCCGCACCCCCAAGCCACTCGCGGTGGATCTCGCGGAGTTGTCGGCAGCGCTTGTCGAATCGCTTGCCACCTGCGGTGATCTCGCGATCATCGGCCCAGTGGTCTTCGCGGTAGTCGATCTGTGCGCGGTTATCGAGGTCGGCGATAAACATTTGCAAAACATCTTTCTCGACCAGCGTATTTTTCGTAATGCTTCTGAAGTTCTCCAGAAATTTGAGGTATCGATCCTGCAAATCTTGCGGGTCGATATTGCCGACGCATTCTTGAAAGTTGGATATCTCCGAGTAGCAGTAGCGGGTGTGTCTCCAGACCAGCCCGAAAGGAACGTGTGTTTCGTGCTTAACCTTTGCCTCGGCGATCGCAAGCGACTCGCCTACGGTGGAATAAGACTGACCAACAAAGCACCCGCCGAATGACCTGGAGTTGTATTGACGCCATCCGACTGAGTTGGCGATCACGGCGGCGGTGTTGTAGTCGCTGGCAAATGCGAGAAAGTGCAGGGCATAACGCGGGTTGCCGTTCACGTCGTTATCAATGCGCTGCATCTGCTTGTGGATGTCCATCCCGTCCTGCTCGATCGTGGTTACTGGTTGCATACTTGAATCCTCTATTTGTTGTTTGATACCTATCCTTTTTTAGATAGGTCAAGCGAAACTAGCACAGCGTTTAGAAGGGTGTCAAGTACTGCGAATGAATTTATTAAATCGGAATTAAACACTTCCACTGTAGAGTCTTATGCTTGACAATTAGCGCTGGGGGAAAGTCCGTCTGTTGGTTTTATCGGTAGATTAGGACTGATCCCAAAAACGTTTGATTAGGAATTGAATCCTCCTAAACCTTGGCCTCGCTTCTGCGGGGCTTTTTTTTGCTTATTCGAGGTCTGAGAAATGCGATATTTGACAGCCGCGGTTGCCGCTGTGATGTGTTCGGCAGCGCTTGCAGAAACGACGATTTATTACGACGACGGCACCACCTACACGCTTCTTAACGGTGAGGAGGCTTTCGTTTCCTACGGCGACGTGTATGTGAAATCAGAATTCCTAGACAGCGGGCAAATCCTGTTCGCGCCTAGATACCCCAACAGAAAGCGGGATTACGTCGAGACCACCGACCCCTCTGATGGGCTCACCCCAGGCGGCCCAGAGTGGTGCGCTGTTTACGAGCCATTTCAGGACGGTTACACCTTTGCCGATGCGATCTGGTCGAAAAACTGCGGTGGCGGCTAAGGGATGAGCGAAGGCCGGGTGCAGGGACTCCTCAAAAAGCACAGCCTGCAAGGTGTGAACAAACCCAAGCGCACCCCCGGCCACGACTCGAAAAGCCACATCGTCTTAGCCAAGGAAGGCTCCCAGACGAAGCTAATACGGTTTGGCCAGCAAGGGGTCAGCGGTGCAGGTAAAAGCCCTCAGAGCGCCGCAGAGAAGGCCAGGAGGCGTAGTTTCAAGGCACGTCACAGCAAGAACATTGCCAGGGGCAAAATGAGCGCTGCTTACTGGGCCAATAAGGTGAAGTGGTGAGCGATCGCATCGAAGAATTAATGCTGTCAGCTGCGGCGGTTGTCGCCGTACTGATGGGGATCACGGTTGTTGTCATACTGGGCACGGCCTTACTGCTTACGAGGTTTTTCCACTGATGGCTGGATTGATGAACAAGCCGGGGTTGTACGCCAACATTCACGCGAAGCGAAAGCGTATCGAGCGCCAGAAGGCGGCAGGCAAGACTCCCGAGAAAATGCGGAAGCCTGGGAGCGAAGGCGCTCCGACTGCCAAAGCATTCAAAGACTCAGAAAAGACAGCTAAATCATAGACTTACACTAACAAGTGCCTGGGAAAAATAGCGGGTCTAGCCAAGCCCCCGAGCTGCTAGATCGGCTCAAACAATTTGAGGGATACCGCCAGTTTGCTTACCGCTGCAGCCTGGGGCACCTGACGATCGGATTCGGCACGATGATCGAAGAAGGTGGGCACGGTGTCCCCGAGTATATTGCCGAGCTGCTGCTGCGGGATTACCTGCAAACGATCAACACCAGGCTAAAAGTTCACGCATGGTTCACCGGGCTGGATGAGGGCCGACAGCAGTGCATCCTTGAGATGGCGTACCAGATGGGCGTCGAGGGTGTGCAGGGCTTCAGCAAGATGATTGCTGCCTT